TTGCCTAGTATATCCTGCCATTACCTTCTTGCTCCTGCGTCAAATTCTAACTGAAAACCTTTTAGTGAGTATGGGGCAGATGTGCCTCTGTCGTTTACTCGTAGTGCCACCGCAAAACCTGAACCCTCTACGGGCTGTCTTACCAATGGGTTTGTCTGACCACCATACGTTGAGGTATTATATATTGCCGAACCATACACAGCCACAACAGTAGATGTATCAAACGGGTATGCTGCTGGTCTTGCAACATCCGGTGCTTCGTAATCATACCGGAGAAACAAATCTGCGTTCACTGCAGCTTCAGGTGCGTAATTAATAATTACACGCTGAAAGTTCTTACGTATACCAGCATCACCCATAGTCAGGTCAGGTGAACGATACTTGCCAACTATTTGATTGCCATCAAAGTCGTTGCCTTGTTCTTGCCTATATACGAACCCATCAAAGTCGCCATGTAAAATAAAACTAGTACCAGCTACTACGGTAGAGTCTGTTGCGCTTGCCCTGATACCAAGTGTATCACCAAACTCGTAGCCTTCACCACGTCGTACACAAATGATACCTTCTGTAGATGCTCGTGCCGTAGCAGCATTACTAAAGAAAATACGATACTGTGTCTTGTCAGGTATAACTAGACTTGTAAATTCATCTACGTCCGTAAGTTCTTGGAACCTTTTCTGTACAGGACGACTAATGGTGCCAAGTTCAACGTCACCAATTCTTTCAGTACCAGCTACTGTACGAAGACCATCCGGCCCAAGAAACACAATATCGCCAGCAAATTCTTGGATGGTAAATCCGTTAAGGCACCCAATCTCTCTGGTGACAGGTTGTATAGCAAAGTCAGCAAGTGCGCTGCCTGTTAGTTTAAATATACGCTCTTCACAGAATATAAACAGTGCATCACGAAATGGAAACAGTCCAGTAATATTGCTGTCTACTTTAATTGTACCTGCACCGTTACTGGTTTGAAAATCGTTGTCAGTAAATGGTGCAGTAAACGTAAGCTGCTGTGGTGTGCTAGACATACCAGCAAAAAACAAGTGGTCTTTAAATCCCGTTACAAACTTTGGATTAGCTGGTGCGCCAGATGCATTGATGTCTGTAAGGGTTGTGCCGTCATATTTAGTAGCGTGATTAGCACCGTCTGCCCATATGATAAAATCTGTTCCTGCGAGATTGTACCTAAAGAATGTATAGCGTCCAGCACTCGTCCTACCTGTATCTATCTCTGACCATGAGCCGGTTGTACCAGCTTCAAATATCTTGGTTCCACGTGCCGCAATAACCTTTGAGTTAAACAGAGCCACCATAAGCACAGGCTCTGTAGATGCGGCTGTCTGTGGAACGATATTAGTATTCCACTTAGCATATCCTGAAATGCGTCTGTAGCCACCACTAATGTCCGGCTCAAAGTTTTGCAGTTCCAGTGCCATCCCTGGTTGCATAGCAAATGTTGATTGGTCAAGTACCAGACCCCCTTGACACGCGAACACAAATGGGCTAAGTTGCGCTTCATCAGCCATGTGTTACGCTCCCGATGGAAAAATAGATACGCCGTACCTTTGTGAATGCGGACGAAATGTTGACCGCACATAACTAAAATCTCTATTAATAAACAAACTTTGCATATGCTTAATACCTTCTTCAAATCGAGCAAAGTTAATACCATATTGTTGTGCTTCACCCCGATACTGATAGCCATATGCTGTTGCGCCATCTACAATCACCTGACGAAACTGTTCAGGAATAGTGGGTACATCAGTGGCGGCAGACAAAGCAGTGGGTTTTACGTATGCATCATACTTTAGTTCATACGCTTTATCAGGGTACGGAAACAGTCCATAATTATTATCTGGAGTTCTAAACACATAGATAGGTATACCGCCAACATCTGAGGTGCTTTCTTGGTCGATATATTTATCTATGTATTCTTTGTATTCCATAACACGTAGGCTTACACCTGCTGTGCCTAATGTGTCATTTTTACTTATGCGAAATGTTTCATAGTCCACGTTATATATTGTGGCACCAATTGAATAACGTGTGGTGCCAGCTACAAGAGTTTCTGTTTGCAAGCCATGACTAAAAGACCAACCAAACTCTCGTTGAAAAATATAGTTGATAGCGTCATTTACAGCATTTTTACACTGTGTCTGAAATCCACGAGATGTAGTAAAGTTAGAACTCGTTAATGAAACTTCATTAAAACGAGCCAATACTTCATTCGTGATGTCAAGGTAATTGTACGCCATCTGAAATCCTTAAAGAGTTAGGAGGGCGACTTCTGCCGCCCCCCATATTATTTAGGCAAGAGTGTCACGGTCTACTTCATTAGCAGTCATGTCACCCGTGTCATCCACGTTCATGCAGACGGCAAACATGCGGATTACGCCGCCTGTTGTCGTACCTGTCATTGCTTGGATTTCAATGTCAATGGTATCAGCGGTGCCGCCAATAAGAACAGGAGTTTGACCTGCCTTAAATGCGTAGTCACCTACTGATGCTCCGTCAAAGTCGAAGCCATCAACAAAGTTGTCCAAGTCACCACCAGTGATACCAAAGTCAAAATCGGTGTCGGTTGAAGTACCAGCATGAGCGGATGTTACTTCAAAACCAGCAGCGAGAATGAGAGTATTTGCTGGAACAGTCAGGCCCGGAATTACATCGTTAGCAGCGAGGGCTGTACCCTTATCGCTTGCTGCAGTTGCAAAGTTCAGGTCTGCCTGAATCATGTATGGTTGACGCCCACGTGCGCCAACACCCCGTGCTACAGAGGTAGTATTATCACCAAGAGCCATAATTCAATCCCCCTTTAAGCCAAGCAGTATGCCGCAGTAGCGATTGCTTCAGGGCGAAGAATCTTGCGACCATACAGGTGCATACCACGGACAATATCAGCGAAGCTGTCCGGGTCACGGTAGGTTTCAGTCTTGTTAATCTGCTCTGCAGTTGCAACAGCAGAAGAATGACCAGCCACGATGATACCCATGTTTGACGAGTTAACACCGCCGGTAGTTGCAGGGCCAGTACCCAGCGACGGCAGGTTGTTAGACGAGTAAACTTGGAAACCGTGAAGGTTATTGATTACAAGACCATTCTGGAGTCCAGAACCACCAAAGTCAGAGTTCAGAAGACGTGAGTCCTCGTCCTTCAGAACTTCAATAAAAACCGGGTCAAGAACGAGCCAGCGTCCTTGGGTGTCAACATTTTGTTGGTCCATAAGACGTGACATACGTGCAATGATTTGCAGCGGGAATGCGTTACCAGCAGTGCTGGACTTAGCAGCCGTTGCGCCACCTGCACGTGGCTCAATACCAATACAGCTATTAGCGGCACCGGCAGTGCCAGAGGTATTGGTAAAGTCAGATGCGTCAAGCGACATAGAAGCCAGCAGTTCAGCACCTACAAGGTTGGCACCACTGGAAGCAGTAGTAACAGCCTTTGAGCCGTTAACGGTATCGTTAACAGTGTTAGCAGCACCATGAATGGCAGACTGCTTAAAGCCGGACAGGTAGCCAAGAACGTCTTGGTCAAACTGGTCGGCAAGGCGGTAAGCGGCACGGTCACTTGCCAATGCTTGGAAGTTTACGTGGCTGTGCGCCTCTTCAATGTCATCAACCTTAAACGCAAAGTAGTTAGCTTTGTCGATAGTAAGGTTAAAGTCTTCGTCGTCAAGGTCTTGCGGCGTGATAGTAGTACCACGTGCATATTCCTTAACCGTAATTTCGGGTTCCTTGATAATCTTAACGGAGTCACCCATTTGTGCAATTTCACCAAAGTAGTCATTGTTGGTGATTGCCTCAACAATAGATGCCTTGCGGAAAGCAAGTT